GGTTCTTTGATACACATTGACCAAGTAGGAACAAGCAATACTACTAGAGTTTGGTGTGGTTTATCTGAAGGCACTTACACAACACACAGTTGTAACAATGCAGAAATAGATATAGATCAGAACGGAACCTCAAACACAGCAAGAGCCTATAGTCAAGTTGCAAACCATACGGGAAATGAATACAAGATTGAACAAGATGGAAACGATAACTTTGGTTATATCGATGCAGACGATGATGGCAGCGACATGGACATTGTGCAGAACGGCAACAACAACGATGCTGAAATCTATATGCAGGGCGACAATAACGTATATGAAATTACACAAACGGGTGATGACAAGGAGGGAGAGATCAGAGCTTTTGGCGACAGCTCCAATTTTTCTATTACGCAATCGGGGACAGGCGAACACTATGCCAAGATATACGCAAGCACATCAGCCGACAACAATGATGCAAGCATAACTCAGACAGGTAGTGGCGACCATTACATGAAACTCAATTTCTATACGGATGATTACGATGTGACTGCAACACAATCAGGGGCAACCAACAAATCAATCACGGTCAACTACAACTGCACCACCAATTGCAATAAAACATTGACGATTAATCAAAGTGATTAAAACCAAAGTATTTATGGTTTTGTTGCTTGTCTTAGGGCTGCCGTTGGTGTACAACCCAACCTTTTATGAAACAATGAAACTGAAGACCTTCGATGCGTTTGTTGTTAAAAAACAACCTTCAAACGTTTTTTCTATTTTAAACATTACAGAGGACGACGTAGCGAAAGAAAGAGGCTACCCGTTTCCTAGAAAAAGATTGGCAGAAATACAAAATGAGCTTATTGATAAAGGTGCATTGGGTGTTGGTTGGGTTATCGCCTTTCCTCAACCAGATCGTTTTGGTGGTGATTTGGCATTTGCGGAAAGTCTTGCCTCTGCTCCCAGTATCTTAGCTTCTTTTGAAAACGACAATGGAGAGTATCCACTGACCACGGGGACAGTGATCCTGGGCCAAGATCATGGTGGCTTTAAAGCCAAAGGGGTGGTACAAAACATTCCGTTGCTGCGAGAAGCAGCATACCAAGGCATAGCGGTTGCGCCCACTGAGGTTGACCAACTGGTAAGGCGTATGCCATTATTACTAAGAACCCCTGACGGTTGGGTTTCTGCCTACGGCACAGAGGTTTTGAAGGTCTTAACGGGGTCAGACACTTACCTAATAAAAACTTCAGATGCAGGTATACAAGAGATTAGAGTCAAAGGTTTGCCCCCAGTTAAGACCGACACATTGGGTAGGAAGTGGATCAGTTGGGTCAATACGCCAGAGTTTTCTCTTGCTGACATCAAAGGCACAGACCTAATCAAAGACCGGTTCATCTTCGTCGGGGTCACTGCAAAAGGTGTTATGCCACAAGTCGCAACCCCTGTCGGTCTAGTAGAGCCTCATAAAATACAGGCGGCCTTGTCGGAGTCTATATTGATACAAGACAGCCCAATGATCCCCGATTACGCGCTTTTGGCTGAACTGGGTATCTATTTGGTTGTGGCTTCTTTGGCATGGGTTTTTGTGGCTGTGTTTGGAATCAGTTCGGGCTTGGTTCTTTTTCTTGCGTTAAACGGCTTTGTTCTCAGTAGTGGGTATTACTTAATAAAAAATAACTTGTTGATTGATGTCACTTGGTCTCTGGTCGCTGCGTTTATTATGGGGGCCGCTGGCTTCTACCTGAACTTTAGAGAACAATACAAGCTTCGGCAAGAGATTAAAAAACAGTTTGAACACTATCTTGACCCAAGACAAGTAAAAAGACTGCAAGAGAACCCAGAGCTTTTGGTCCTTGGAGGAGAAACAAGATACGCAACATTCTTGTTCACGGACGTAAGAGGGTTCACAGCTATGTCAGAAACACTGCCTCCAGAGCAAGTGACCTACATTATGAACAAAGCTTTGACCGCCCAACAAAAAGCGGTGCAAAGGGCTGAAGGCACTGTGGATAAGTACATTGGTGATGCGATGATGGCGTTTTGGAACGCGCCTTTAGACCAACCTGCACACGAAACAAAAGCCCTTATTTGCGCAAAGCTTATTATGGATAACATGAAAGAATTAAACACAGAGTTTGAAAAAGAGGGTTTGCCCACTGTTGAAATTGGTATAGGAATTAATTCCGGCACCGCTGTGATAGGAAACATGGGATCGGAAACACGGTTTGATTACACTGCCATAGGCGATGCGGTCAATGTGGCAGCGAGACTTGAATCGGGGACCAAGGACCTGGGAGTTAGTTTATTGGTAGGAGAAGACACGGCTCGTTTCTGTGCTTTTGACCTCAATTTTGTAGACACTATAAAAGTCAAAGGAAAAGAGAAACCTTTGAGCGTTTTCTCTTTTTAATTTATACTTCTATTATGGGCTTCCCATTTGAAATAATTACGATGTTGGGCTCGACCTTGTTGAGTAGTTTGTTAAGTATTTGGTCACAGAGCAGAAAGGCAAAAGCCGAAGAACAACAATTACTTATAACAAGAGGCGAGTTTCAACTACAGGCCATAGAGGCGGCTCGAAATGTTAAAGACAACGGCTTTACGTTTACAAGAAGAGTAATCGCACTGACTTCGATCTTTGCTATTATACTGCTACCAAAGCTTGTGGCGGTCTACTACCCCGATGTATCCGTAACCGTTGGCTACACAAACTGGATGCCCGGCTTTTGGTTTTTCAAAGAAGGAAGAGAGGTCTTTGAATGGGTTACATTTCAAGGATTGGTTATAACACAGTTGGACACAAACCTAGTATCGGCCATCATTGGCATGTATTTTGGTGGTAGTCTAGTTAAAAAATAAAGGTTATTATATAAAAATGCCCTACGCTACATTTAAACTTAAACCAGGAGTCAATAGAGAAGGAACCGCGTTTTCTGCTCAAGGCGGGTGGTTTGATTCCAACTTGGTTCGTTTCCGTAAAAGCTTCCCTGAAAAAATAGGGGGCTGGGAGAAAGAACAAACAGCAACGTATCTGGGGACGGCGCGAGCTCTGCACGCATGGGTGTCTCTAGCAACTACAAAATATTTGAGTTTGGGCACAACCCTTAAATACTACGTCAAAGAAGGGGACAATTTTTACGATGTTACCCCAATACGAGCGACAACCTCTGCTGGGGACGTGACTTTCTCAGCAGCAAACGGCGATGCGACCATCACCGTGGCAGACACGTCTCACGGTGCAAGTAAGAACGATTTTGTCACCTTTAGTGGTGCCGCTACTTTGGGCGGGTTAATTACCGCGACCGTTCTTAATCAAGAATATGAGATTGCAACAATTGTAGACGCCAACAGCTACACCATTGAAGCCAAAGACACCGATGGCGATACCGTTACAGCAAACGCAAGTGACTCTGGGAACGGTGGGTCAAGTGTTGTTGGCGCTTATCAAATTAATGTGGGCCTCGATGACTATGTTTCTGGTTCAGGATACGGTGCAGGAATGTGGGGAGACGGCACATACGGTGATGCTTCTGCACTTGCCTTTAACAACCAGTTAAGGCTTTGGACGCAAGACAACTTTGGTGAAGACCTCATTATTAATCCAAGAGCCGGCGGTATTTTTTATTGGACCGAGAACAACGGCACAAGTGTTAGAGCCAAAAGCTTAACCGAACTAGGGGCCAACCTGCCTCCTACACTGGCCCTGCAAACATTGGTCAGCGATGTTGACCGGCATGTTATTTGTTTAGGGGCAGACCCTTTAGATGATGCAGGAGTAGCTAGAACCGGTGCTGTTGATCCTATGTTTATTTGTTGGTGTGACCAAGAAAATATTAATGAATGGGAACCCACTTACAACAACACCGCCGGATCTCTAAGACTCTCGGCGGGAACACAAATTGTGGGCGGCCTTCGCTCCCGACAAGAAACACTGATTTGGACCGATGACGCGCTGTACAGTATGCAGTTTATTGGTCCTCCGTACACGTTTGGGGTTAATTTAATCAACTCCGGTGTCGGTATGGTCGCTCCCAAAGCTTGTGTCAATACACCAGCGGGGGTGTATTGGATGGATCGCTCTGGTTTCTATAATTACAACGGCTCTGTTTCAAGAGTGCCTTGTTCCGTGCACAGCTATGTGTTTGATGATTTTAACCAGGGACAATCGTTTAAAGTGTTTGGTTATTTAAACCGGCAGTTTAATGAGGTGGGCTGGTTCTATCCTTCGGGAAGTTCCACAGAAATAGATCGTTATGTGACGTATAACTATCAGGAACAGGTTTGGTACTATGGCCAGTTGACCCGTTTTGCTTGGTTGGATGAAGGTGTGCAACCTTACCCGAGGGCCACGGGCACCGATACCAGTAACTATGTATACAAGCATGAAACCGGAAACGATGCGGACGGGACGCCCATGGACAACGTGTACATTGAGTCGGCAGATTTTTCGTTGGACGGCATAGGAAATGCGTACACACAAGTACAAAACGCAATCCCTGATGTTCGTTTTCTCGGTGACGGCGGCTCAGATCAAGTGGTTAATTTTGTGCTAAAAACTAGAAACTACCCCAATGAAAGCCTAACGACCAAAAGCACCAGTCAGGTTACACAAAGCACACAGAAAGTAGACTTAAGAGGAAGGGCACGACAAGCAGTGGTGCGACTAGAATCGGACGATGATGCAACGACAGGGGAAAGGCTTGGTGTGGGCTGGCGATTGGGGGACATGAGACTAAGCACTAGACCCGATGGGCGAAGGTAGTGTCACGATTACTCTTCACTAGACTACCGCTGGCTGATATGTCGCATGGACACATTCACCCTGAGTTATTCAACAGATTGGTAAGGCTCTTAGAATTAAACCTACAAAGTTTTGATCCTACAGCGACTTATCAGTATACTAACACAGTCCGCGATCAGCTTTCTTTTAATCGCGGAGACATCATCTGGAACCTGACAGAGGACAGTCTTCAGGTCTTTGATGGAAACAGGTGGCAAACATTATACGCGCCGGACGGAAAAGGCGTGAAGGCCACGGGACAGCTTGGAAAATTAACCGTATCAACAAACGGTGCAACCACGGTTCCTATACTATAATGCCTATCAGAAAAGTAAGCGGAGGCTACAAGTGGGGAAAGTCTGGAAAGGTTTATCCAACGAAAGCCGGAGCACAAAAGCAAGCCCAAGCAGCGTATGCTTCAGGGTATAAAGGCTACAAAAACGGAGGACCGGTGGCAAAAAACAATAGACCATATCGAGCAGTAACTATTCCTGGATCGGGGATAGCTTCTCTGCCTCCAGGGTTTGGTGGTTTTTCTGGCCCGTCTCCCGGTTCTGTCGGGATTAATGTAGGTCCACAAGGTGTAGGAGTGACTAAATCAATTGACCCTGGTTCGGTTGCAGGAAGTCAGTCTTGGGAAGAAGCGTACAGAAAGTTTTTTCAAAATCTTCTTTCTGGGGGAAACACAAGTTCCCAAACGGCACAGCGTTTTAGAGAAGCAGGGCCTAGCACAAACATGGCTCTTCAAAGAATGTTCAGTGGTGTCTACAACGCTCCTGGAGGAGACAGCACTAAATCCGTTAAAGGTAGAAACGCTGCCATGAGAGGAACACACAGAGCACGAGTTAAAGAGCAAAAAGCATATAAAAGAGCCGTAAAGAACGCTGCAATGAAATATGATCCGGCTTATTGGGTAGAAAGTTTGGGGATTCCTCTTGAAATGGCCGAAGCACTGGCGGCTGATTTTAAATCAAAATATTCCCCTGAATACTTCGCTAACATAATGAAAGAGAAAAACATGGGGTTAGGTAGTGTAATGAAAGAAAGTTGGGACAGCTTTGCCGATTCGCGTGGCGTTCCTTACAATATAGACGAACTTATGGCAAATTACGAAGAGACGGGAGAACTTCTTCCGGGATCAGGAGGCGATGGTTAGTATGATGCGTTCAGGAATAATGCGTTTAGAAGAAGGTGGTTCTCCTTGGTACATAAATATTTTTGGTTCTCAGGGCGAAGGCGAGACCGCAGAGGAAAAAGCACGCCGTGAATTTTTGGGAAAACTGTTTGCACAGTTTAGCTTGGGGGTACCTGCCGGGCAAGCAAACTACGATCCTTTCGTGGGCGATGAAGATGGGCAGATGCAATGGGCGCTTTGGTGGCTTTACAACCGAGAGTTCCCCGGTGAAACGCCGGAACCAGGCACAGGTACAGAAACAGGCGGCACAGAACCAGGCACAGACGAACCAAAGACAGTTTTCCCAGCGGGGAGCGACCTTCCTTCTATTGAAGGCTACGAAAACGGTGCTATTATAACGGTCGGAGACATTAAGTATATTCTTACAAACAACCTTTGGAAGGAGTATGAAGAACCCGGCACAAGTGGTGATTACGGGACAGATGCTTCTGGAAGGCCTCTTCCTGACCCAAATGACTCTAGGTACGGCGAAGGCGCCCTGTACGGTGCAGGAGATGATCTTTATCAAGTCATAAACGGGAAATGGGAAAAGTATGAAGAAGAAACATCCGGCAACAATCAGGGCGGCATGTTTGGATTGGGCATCGGACCGTGGCTCAAGGACTTCTTTGGAGCGACCGGTGTTGGCGGCGATGTTCTGTCCGGTATTTTTGGACAAGGCGGCAATATATCCGACATACTAAAAACCCTTGGTCTGCTAAAAGCCTATAAAGAAACGTGGGATGCAACTCAATACGAGGTGCCCACCGGACAAGGCGAATCGATGAGTGATTTTGAAAAAGCCAATCCGTTTACAGGGAACATGACCCTTGCTGGAATGAAACCTAATTATTTACAAGGACAAGACTACGGCATTCCGGTCGGGCAACAAGGCATTCCGGCAGCCACACACAAGATCGGAAAGCCTTTCGTTGAGAAAGTGCAAGCCGCTCAAAGTGGTGGTATTATGAATGCAAAAGGTCACGGCGACGTGGTTCCAGCACTGTTAGAGCCCGATGAGTTTGTGTTCACACGCAAAGCGGTTCAAAACATGGGCGGCGGTGACGTTAGACAGGGAGCAAAGAAAATGTACAGCATAATGAAAAGTTTAGAGGGGATGAGGTAATGCCAGAAGACACATCTACTCAAGGACCGGGGTCCACAATTGCTTTTGAGCCGCCTTGGATTGAGCAAATGCGACGAGGCTTTCTCGACAATGCTTGGAATTGGGCAGGACAACCCACACCCATTCCAACACAACAGTTCTCAGGACTAGACCCTTATGAAATGCAGGCTAGAAATTTAACCTCTGGTTTAGGTGGTTTTCAACCTTACCTACAAGGAGGCGCCGGGGCTTACGGACAAGGGCTTGGAATGTTGGGTCAAGGTATGCAAGCGGGCTTTGCCGGTGCACAGGCTTACAACCCAAACATGGGTCAGGCTTTCTTTAATCCTTATGA